GAAAAAAGCAATAAAGTTTTTGTATCAGTGAACTCACATATTTGTATATATGTTAGTAACAAATATTCATGATCATTATCAATCCATAAGTTCATGATTGTATTAAATGGATTCATTAATCTTCCATAAATATTTTTCAAAATATTATCAGTGTTTCCTGAAAAGAAAAATAAACAGCCATCGGTTGATAACATAGCTTCTAAAAGTTGTGGTTTGTATGTCTCCCAATCTTTTTTTATTTTTCTTTGACTTAATAATTTTAACATTTATATTCCTTCCCTTTTAATGTTAGTTGCTATACCTACCCGATTTAAAACTCTTGAAATGATCAGCACCTTGTCCACCACCAGTACCACTTCTTCCAATTTTTAAAGAAGATCTTCCACGGTTTTTACCACTTTTATTAGTAGTAAACTTGGCTGACTTACCTAACAAGCTACCTGAACCTTTCACTATCTTTGAAGCTGGATCGCTAGTAGCTGCAGCGGCAGAATCTCCTCGATGATAGTTTGGATGGTTGCCTAAAGGGTGTGCTAAAACTTCACCACCTTTTCTTATAATATCATTACCCCAACTATTAAACATTTCTAATTTATCTTGTACATATCCTAATTGTTTAGTTCTCGCATTAAGATAATCAATAGCACCTGTTCCGGGCATGGGTATATTTGGGATACCTTTAAATATATCTTTATTTCTGTCATACCCATCTGGACCCAAATCTCTCACAGAAGAAAGGAATCGGGAACCTCCTGCATATAGGCTATCACCTTCTTGAGCAAAAATATTATTTCCTAACTTTGTCACACCTGAAGAAAAAATATCTGTAGCTTGGTCAAAGTTTTCTCGATGTTTCTTGTCAAAAACACCTACCACTGTGTTAGTGAAATTACTTATACCCGTCTTAATATCATATGATTTATTTCGAGTAGAGGGTACATGTTTTCTAATAGTTTTTGTGAGCCAACTCATTATTTATGGTGTATTTAAAATGTTAATTGTGGTTTGAGAGCTTTCGTTTTCTTGAATACTCATTTCATATTCACTTTCTAATAATCCAATTATCTTTTGTTGACCTTGTAAAAATCTCAACTGTTCTAAATCTGTCTGTAATGGTGGTAGTCGATCAGGAAAACCTTCCTTTAACCAGCTTAAAAGTTCTTGAGTTATGCCATGACTACCTATTTTACCATGTGAAATCATTAATTATCTCTATAAAGGTTGTTTTTTAAAGAATTTCACATGTATTTCCTGTACATGCTAACTCTTGTGAAGCAATTGTGAGATCTATCTTTTCATATTCGCTAAGTGTAGTCCAATTTAAGGTAGGTATTTTCTTTAGAAGCTCCTTATACTCTATCTCAGTACACTCTTGATAAGGTGCTTGCTGATAAGTGTGATCAGAATAGGGGAGAAAGGATATTCCAGATATACTATCAAAGTTATCAAATACAAAAGCTCCTACTTCAGGCCACTCATTTTCTTTGACTGAAATTGTACATGATGGTTTATGTTCACACCAAAATTTAGCATAAATACCCCATAATTTTAATTGTTGAACTGCTGATAACTGATTCCTTGTAGTAGATTTCTTAGGAGATTTGATAGGAAATGAAAATACTAGTACGTTACTTGGATTAGTTATATCTGGTTCTGAAGGTACACCTTCTTTCACCATGTACTTCGCTAGTGGATCACTAACATCTGAACGTACTGTACGTACATAATATGGAGAGTGTCTGGCATGTATACCACTTGCGCTGTCAACTAACTGAGAAACTGTACCAGAAGGTTTGACACATGTGATAGCACTTGAAGGACTTACATTTAATAATTTACTCCACTCTTTGTTAGTCTGTATGCTTTCTTTCTTTAAAGAATCCAATAATGTAGGGAGTTTGTCTGCTTCGCTGACTCCATTAAGTCTATTATTATCCATAATACCTGTGAGCGACACACCAAGTAGTCTTTCTTCTTCGCAGTTAGCTTTCCAATCGTTTCTCAGGTATCTGAATTTAGTTAGAGTACTTTGCCATGTTCCTAGAATGGTGGCTAATTTAACTTTCCTTATTAAATCCTCTGATTTGTCACTAGAACGTACAACTACCTCTGAAAGGTTACAGAACTCTTGTGAACGTAATATTATTTCAGAGCATGGGTTTGTACCATAGTCATCCCTTGCTTCTCTTCTATCCCCTAATTCAAGAGTTTTTTTCTTAGCATTAGTAGAAGAAAAGATACCACGTTCACCACTTTTACTGTCATATAGTGCAGTCCACTCACGTAAAAATGTACCTACGTCAGGTTTGTAATGATAGTTAGATGAGTTATTTGCCAAAGCTCTTTGTGGATATTCTTCCCACCAACGACCAGACTTAGCAGTCCTCATCTGATCATCTCCTAGATCTGAAAGACTTATTAGAGCACTTCTTCTTACACCGCCTACTACTACTATCTCAGCTATCTTACAAACTACATCATGACATTCTATAGGTTTAAGTTTACGGCCTTGTGCTTTCTGGAAACTTTCAACTGTAAATTTGAATAAATTATTTAAAGGTTCAGGTCCACTCGCTCTACCACCAAAAGTTTTAAGTGGTGCTCCGGCAGGTCTTACCTTTGAGAGATCCCATTCTGGTATGACTCCTACGTATAGTAAACTAATTAATTCTCTATAAGCTTTTGCCCATCCTAACTTAGAGTCTCGTACTTGTATGCAGGTATCAGTCGGATGCATCTCATTAGGTACAGTAGGTAATTTCTCAGTGTGTTTAGCTTCAACTGAGAAACCTACTCCTGTTCCATTCATCAGTATATATAGGATTTCATCAAATGATCTTGGTGAATCAATATGTAAGTACGCACAATTATAACCAGCTATATTCTCTTTCTCTAAAGCTTCACCTGCTGTCATTAAACAACGCATTGACGGCATGATTTCTAAAGAAAGTACAGCCTGTTTCACCTCTTTTAATACCTCAGTCGGTACGGAGTAGTTACAATTCTTCTGTAGATGAGACTCAAAGAAGTTAAAATACCTATCTATAGTCTCCGGCCAAGTTTCTCTCCTTTTTTCTGTGTAGTCCCATCGAGAGTACCTCGATAAATGTATATATTGTTGGTATTGTGTAGGTAGTTTCCATTCTTTTTTATTTACCATTCTTTTTTTCTCTCTCTTTCAATTAAAAATTCAATGTAAGTTCGTGCTTTTAATAGGTCGTTAAGTCCTCCCTTATGTGGGTATCTAGACACATACTTAATCACATTACCTTCTAGGAAGTCTAACTCATTAGCTGTAATGTATTCAATAGGTTGGATAGCAAATCCTACCTTGTCGTAGTGGTCGGGATTTGTCACCTCCTCTTTCTGGTAGCTCAACCTTTGTTCACGTTGCTTCTGTGACTCTTGATACTCGTTAAACAGTTTAAGTGTAGAGTCAGAAGGAACGTGTGCTTCTTCATCCTCTTCTTTAATATTAACATAAGTCTGTGTCTGTGCATCCCATTGTCTAACACCCTTGCTTGTGTCAGGATGTGGTCGATGATCCCAAGATAAAGGGTGGCGTAAGAGTTCCTTTATGTTTTTCTGGTCATCTCTTTCTTCTTCGTCTTGTGAATAATTAGTCATGTTCCCTTCCTTTAAATATATCAGCTACACCATGAGGTGTCCAAAGTACAACTTCATGTTTATCATGAAAGTACTCACCATCTCTTAATATTCTGGCCATCCGGCAGTTTTGTATGGCTCCTTCAGTTCCTTGTCCAGATTTAATGAAGGCTTCATTCACTACAGTCCACATATCTAAAACCGATTCTGTATTTCCGGTCAAAATTTTGTCGGCAGATATTGGGCCTACGCCTTGACAACCTTTGTAATGATCTGTTGAATCTCCTACCAAAGATTGATAAAAGAATTTGTAATCAGCATCTTTTTTTGACCATTCAAATACTTTCTCTTCTTTGAAATCCCAATGTAGACCGGGAATAGTCAGTAAATCTTTATCTTCACTGACTATTATCCGTTCATCTTTTGATTTCTCAGTGGCTAAAATACCTATTGTGTCATCTGCTTCTAACCATTCATATACCTTAAAAGGATGTTTCTCTTTACAATACTCTAAAGCAGGAATGAAACACATAGGTTTTCTCCCACCTTTTCTATTGCTTTTATAGTCAGGATTGACTATCTTTCTGAAGTTGTTCTTATCAGTAAAACATAGTATAATCTTATCTGCTTGTGTTCCTTCTTTCACCTTCCATATCTGATTATCAATTAGTGTCTTTGCTTCCGCTAAATCACAATGTAATGTCCATGAATCTCCTCCCCAATTAATCTCTCTTTCTGAAAGCCTTGTTGCTTTATATACAAATATGTCTGCATCAATTAGTAACTCTCGCATTCTCTTCCTTGTGTAAATTTACTTTGTTTAAATATGTAGATGACTTCGTTAAGTCATAACGATAATCTTCATGCTTCTTAAAATTAAAAGAGGTGTGACTCTTCATATACCTCCAAGGTACTATGTATACATAAGGAAAACAACACGCAAATAAATAATCAAAATCTCCCTTCTTATAACCTCTTTTAACTCGTAATCCATTTAACTTACCTTCCCTTGTTAAAGGAATACTTTTTTTCCTTGAATGTTTAATTTGTATAGTAATCCAATCTTTACCGTTCTTAACTACTAAATCAAATGCGGATGATGGATCTAATGGAACACACATAGAATAGTTCCACATATGTAGAAGATACCTTACTATCTCTTCTCCTGCCATACCAAAGGCAGATGAATCAATGTGTGGTTGCCCAATTTGGTCCGGTTTTGAACTCACCAGTGAGGGGAATTCTAAAACTGTACCTCTCACCTGCGATGGCGATTGCTTCGACTGCGAGATCTCCGATTCTTTTTGCATGTTCCTTTTTTACTGTAAGTTGAACTTCATCATGAACAAAAGCTACTTGTCTATAATCTTCCCCATACTTAAATTCTTTTTCCAGAAGATTATGCATTTCAACAACCCATCTTTTACAAATTATTGCTCCTGCTGACTGTAGTAATGTGTTCAAAGCTGAATGGCTAGAACGTACAGGTACTTTCCTACCATCTAAACCTTTTATAAATCCCATCTCTGCTTTCTTCTGAACGGCATCTCTTAAAGATTTCAAAGCTGGTATTTTACTAAGAAACTCTTTCTTTAATCTTGACCCTTCAGCTTTCCCTTTACCCACGATTTGACCAATTTTTTCATTTCCTGCGCCATATAAGAAACCATAAATAAAAGTTTTTGCTTGATCTCTAGTAGATAAACCAGCGGCTTTCTGATTAGTTGTGTGTATGTCCTCTTCAAGAAGTAATTTACCATATGCACCACCATCATACTTAGCAAGATAGTGGCTAAGACAACGGAGTTCCAGACTAGAGACATCAACTCCCAAAAGATCCATCTTTGAGTCTGCTCTAAATAATGTTCTACATTCTTTCCCAAAGGGTGCGTTAAGATTTGGAACTTGAGCGAGATTAGGGTGCGAGTGAGAGCAACGCGAAGTCTGTGCGCCCATTGTGTTGATTCTACCATGTAGCCTACCTTTTTTTGATAATTTTATCCATGCTTGATTACCTTCAGCTAACTGAGCAATACGTTTATTCAAAATAAAGTATTGTGACATCAGTTTTGCTTCAGGATACTTGAGCTTGTTTAATACTTTCTCATCAATCTTTGGGTCATGTGTAGGTGTAAACTCTGTAGGTGTCCACCCTCTCAACTCTTGAAGTCGTTTAGCTATGTGCTTACGACTATTAGGATTAAAATCGATAATCTTAATCTTAGAATAGGAGCCATTCTTACGTAGTCCCTCATCTACTATCCATGAGCCAAACACTTCACCTAATGTTTTAGATAGCTTAGATCTCTTATCCGCAAGATCACCATACAATTCAATAGCTTTAGGCTCATCAAAAGAAAATCCTGCTTCTTCCTGACGAAGACACACTTCTGCTATTTTATGTTCCAAATCTAAACAATCTTTTGGAGGAACACTATTCATTAGATATGTGTATAGTAACTCTGTTAAATGTACATCATTTACACAATAGTCAATCATCTCAGGTGTAAGTACATCAAAAGCATTCTCTTGTTGTGAATATGTACCTTTAAAAGAACCTAACCGTTCTCCCCATGCCTTGAGAGAGTGACTGCCCCATAATTTAGCCTCAATCTTACGTATTTTTGAGTCTGTCTCACGTAGATTAGCATAGATAACTCTTGAAAGTATTAAAGTATCCAGAGTCTGATCTATAGGGATCGTAAATCCATAGAGTCTTTTAAGAGCTATCAAATCATAACCTAATATGTTATGACCTATTATCTTTTTATCACTCAAGTCTATAAGTGCCTTCTTGATCTTTGAGTCTGAATCCGCAATTGTTAATTCACCAGTATTAAGGTTACGGTATACTAACAAATGAACTTTCGTTATGGTATCCAACAAACCATCGGATTCTATATCTAAAACTACCTCTTCCATTTTACCCTTCCGTTAGAAATCTTGATTATCGGTGACTTCTTCCATTTCAAAATTATCCGTAGAAACTTCTACCATTCTTCCAGTTTCCTTTGAATACTCCACCGCATTACAAATGCCAGTTTCACCTGTCCATCTATTTTTTAGAATTCTTACTGTTGTTAGGTTTGGATGATCCTCACTCTGCTGATTTCTCTCACAACCTATAACAATATCAGATAGTTGAGCTATCCCATGAGTACCACGTAACTGATTAAGAGAAGTTTGAACGCCTTCTTCGTGACCTCTATCTCCACTCGGTCTACGTAAATGTGATACAAGTATCAACGCACATTGTAATTCTTCTACTAAACTACGTAATTTAGTCATTACAAAGTCCAACATTCTACGCTCATCTCCTCCACTG